ACTTGCATGAAGACTGTTTTGCATAGGGGTTCACTCCTTCATTGTTTCAAACTCCTGACGAAGCCGCGGTTCATGAAGTCGTAGGTTATTAATTGTAATTGTCGAGTCGATTGAATCAATGTTTTCAATCCGCAGACCGTTTCCGGTGGCTTCATCTTTAAGATCTGATGCCGGGCCTACAGGTTGGGGATCAGTAATCACTCTACCATCGGGAGCACTTGAAACAGTTCTAGCTCTTGCAGGCATCAAATAGTTAATTTCTGAATCAATAGGAATAGTGGCCTCTCCGCCTTTTTGAGCAAATGGAAGAGCTGATGTGAAATAATCCTTTTCCCATGCACGGGTAAGCACTTTTAAATTATCCAATGATACCTCAGTTTGCAAATTTTGATCTCTGTAATACTCATTGAAAATGAGGTTATAGGCACGGAAAGGAAGTTTTGATACTTCCAACTCAGGAGCTAGAGTAGCATTAGTTATATTCGGTAATCCGAAAGCTTCTGGAAGATCGCCTTTTGCAAAGAATTGAGCATTATCAGTTGTTTTAAATGAGGGAATAAGACTTTCCACGTTTCCTGTTATAAAGTCTTGCCATCCGTCCCATACGAGGCGATTAGGTACAAAGAAAAAATGTGTATACACGTTAACCCGGTGCATAATTGGTGCAATGAGTGGAGCAAATCTGACCATTATTTCAGCATTAACTTTGAAAGTGTCTCCGGGGATAACTTCCTGAACTATTAATGGTTGAAGCTTTGCCATGTTGAATGACATTTTTTTCTCATGAGTAAGATCGAACGCGGTTCGCTTTACTCTCTTTGTTTTGACATTTTGAAATACGTTTGACATTTTTTTTAAAATTTACATTTTGAATATTTTTTAACGAGATGATTTTTAGCCACTTTAACCATAAGTTGCTCAAGGTGGTAATTTTTACCGGATTCAGCCATTTTTTTAGTCTGTTCTATTTCATATTGATCAGCTGCATTTTGCCTCTCTAATATCATCGCTTCTATTTCTATCTTGCTAAAGATCTTCTCCCGAATATAGCGAGGCATTTTTATTTTTACTCCGTCATGCATGACGGACAATTTACGAGCTTTTCTATGAAATCGAGCAGTTTTATTAACGTAGTTTCTACCGATTCCGGGATTTCTGGACATAAGCGCAAAAGGAGGTAGTAAATTATCATTACTATGATCGAAACGATTAATAACATACTTTGTGACATAATGAATGCTTGCCGTTGTAACTTCGTCAACCGATAAACGGCCATAATTCCATGATTTAATGTAATTATTAGCATCCAAAACATTAAAAATAATAGCATGATAATGAGGCCTAAAAGTTTTAGAGCCGTACTCACCGACTGCATAAAACCGTATGTTTTTAGATTGGTCATGTTTTCTTAATCTTTTCATAAAGTTTTGAAAGTCGGGTTTATGTAACGAACCCTTATTTTGGTCATTTCGAGGCATATTTTCCTCGTCATACGTTAGAGTTATAAAGTGAGCTGTTTTAGAGTCCTTCAGTTCCTGTGATAGTCTGAAAGTCCATTCTGCCCTCTTATCTTGTAGGCATCCGACGCATTTTGAACAGGGTACAGTTAACATTTCTCCTCTTTTATTTCTTATAGATATTGGCGCAAAACATGACATTTTAAAGTCTTATTCCACCACGAGATGGATAATAACTACCTAATTTTTTGCCACCACGACGTTTTCCATATTTTTTATAGGTACGTCTTTTGTTTTTGAAAGATTTACTGAATTTTTTCATGGTTTTAATTATTTAGATTGATAATCTTTCCAAGCCTGTTGTAAAGTAGACTTAGGGTTAAACATTTGTTGAAATCCTATTCTTAATAGGCTAGAGTCCTGATCGGTAAATCCTTGGTTTGCCCATTCGGCTTTTTTTGTCTCAATGATTATCCGTTGCTCATTTAACGCTTGAATTTGTTTTTGAATAGCTTGCTTTTCAGCTTCGTTTTTAGTCTTTTGAAGCATATTGTTAAGCTTTGCCTGTTCAAAATCAATTTTTGTTTGGAGTACTCCCTGCATGATCTGGTTTGACATCCTTTGTGAATTGACATTCTCAGATACTAAATCAATTTCTTGCTTTTTCTTTTTTATATCAAAAAAAGCATTTATCATTCCTAGAAAATTAATTTTATCTAGTTGTGAATATTGACCTTTTGCAGGTTGATAGTGTGGTGTACTGGTTTGTTGTCCGGGTGTCCCTTGTCCATATATTAAATTTGGATTTAGTCCGGCATCATTAAACCTTTCCATTTGTTGTTGTGGACTGTTATACCAGTTTTGGTAGTCGCGTTGTTCTATATCACGTAAATAAGATATTTCGCTTTCCTTAGCTGCCCAGTCTCTAGCTCTGTCATCTTGGAAGGCTTGTAGCCCTATATTAAAAGCGCCTGATCCGAAATCGAATCCTCCGCCCATTGGTGCTGCCATAGTTTTTTTATTTAAATTAACGATAATTTTTTTTGTTTTAACTGACATTGAGGTGTCAGTTAGCACTAATATAACAAGGGTTAATTAGTGCTGCCTTTTCGGCTTCCTGATAACTTACTGATTATCAGGTGTTTTTAGAGTTAGGGTGGTTTTTGTACTACTTTCATAATGCGAATGTATTATAATTCTTTTATATTGCTGATTCCTACATAGGAATTTTTTTATTTATGCCTCATTGCCGGCGGGCTAGCTTGTTTTATTGTTTTCATATATTGGTTTTGTTTAGCTTGCTGACTATCAATAACTTGCGGCCTTGCTCCGTTCCTCCGCCGTTGCTTCGTTCTTTTTGTCGTATGCTTCGCAAACTCAATATATGACAAGCAAAAAATGCCCTGGGAGAAGCTCTGCCAGGGCATTTGTGATCTAAACTAGTTTTGATCTTTTTTGTCGGGTAATACTCCGATTACCGCGTTAATCACTGTTACTACTATTAACAGGATTGTTTTTAAGTTCCATTTCATGGCTCTTAGTTTTTTTGTGTTGTTCTACTTTTGTCCGTATGGCTTCTATATGTTCGTTAGCCTCTGTTAAATCGGTTAAATCCAGATCAGGACGTCTGAAGGGGTTAAGATCCTCTTCAAATATATCGTCATACTGTTGGGAAAGACGTGGTAAAGGAAGACCGTTCTGATAGCGTATAATTAACTGTTTTACGCTATATGATTGTCCGGGCTCTGTCATAATTTCTCCGCCTCCTTTTTCGCAAAGATCTTCTGAGGGAACATAGTTCCAATTGTTTTTAATCTTCATGGCTTATAATCTTGGAGTTGAATAATATGGCATAGGCCTAATAGCAACAATACGGTTATAGGCTTGACACCAGATGTGATCTACTTCGCTTTCTACTGCGAATATACGCGTGGTAGGGTCTGCTTCGATAAACTCAGCATTTAGAAGGGGTGGAGCTGCAAATACTCTACCCATATGCCACTGGCTAAGATTGTCACGGAAATCACCAGTTACCATGGATTGCTTATACTTGTATTCTGCCCATCTGGACTGATACCCGAATGTAGTTGCCGGTTCGGTCTGATTTTCTGCAAAATAGACTTCCTGATTAAGTACTTCCTGTTCTCCGAGGTGTGCAAATTCTGGAAAATAGAAATCGAATTTGTCTAACCTTGTAAACATTTTATCGATTCCTTGTTGGTAGGCAGTACGAGGTAGAATTGACACGATACCAATAATAAATCCGTGTTCCTCAAATGATTTTACAAATGAGTTGGTTTTTCCTACTGAGATTGCATGTCCTGACATGTTACCTTGCGGAATAGTTGTAGTTTCAGCAGTACTTAATACTTCACTAATTACAACATTTTGCTTTCCTCCTCCGAGGTACTCAGGACGTTGTAAGCGCGCGTCAGAAGAACGAACGCCCCAATGAGCGAGTGCGGCATCCATGATGACAGATGCCAGTATGGCTGCGTTTTTTTCACCGAGCTGTACCGGTATTGAGGCGACTTTACGGATTCT